TCATTCGCTTAGCGCCCGGTCATTGACGATGACCCGTTTGAGGCTGCGGATCTCGTCAGCATGTTTTTCAGCTGCTGCCGCGAACTCTCCCGCCTGTCGATCAGCAGCTTCGTATAGTGCCCCGAGGGTGGCGGCTCGATCTCGGCAATCGCTGATGGCAGTGGCAATGCTTTCGGCTTTGCCCCCACCACAGGCGGCTGCAAAGGCTCTGACCTGGTCGCGCAGGCGCTCACCATCAGCAGCGGCAGCAGCCAGAGCAGCAGCGCGGGCACGTTCTTGTTTTGCATGGGCATCGGCTATCTCCTGTTGATTGCGGGCGTGGATCTCGCCCTTGCGGAAGGTGGCGCGGGCGTCATCCAGCGCCACGCGCATACGCTCGGCATTTTCCCGGGCGCGCGAGGCTTGCTCTGCTGACAAGGCGCTGCGCGTTTTCTCGGCATCGAGCCGCGCCTCGTAGAGCTGGAAGCCGAGGTAGACGGACAGCGCCAGCAGGGCCAGCGCCAGGGCTTGAAAACCGTAGGCTTTGATCTTGTCCAACATGGCAGTTACATCCCCAGCCACTGCGCATACCGCCAGCGCCTGGGCTCCAGCAGCACCGTGGTGCGCACATGGGCTCGGTTGATATCAAAGGCACTGGCGCCGTAGCCCTGCCACTTGACGCGGCTTTTGTTGCTGTGGTGCTCCACATGGCCGAACCACTGCGCGGGGTCACACCCGGCAGTCAGGGCGCACAGTTGCCGCTCCTGCTGAACACCGCCCAGTCCGCCGTTGTAGGCCGCATCGCAAAACGCGAGGCGGGCCATGTCGTCGGCAATGCCCAGGCGCTCAAAGCGGCGGTGGCAGTCGCGGAGCTTGACCAGGATGGCGCGCACGCCCAGGTCGGCGCGGGTGTACACGTTGTCCCAACTCAGCTCTTGCAGGGCCTGCGGGTCCATGGCCACAGTCTCTGCCAGGGCGTCAAACCGCAGGGCGCCAGAAGCGCCCCAAGCCCGGGTGATTTGGCCCAGGCCTGCCCCCTCTTCCCGGCTGGTCTTCAGGCGTGCTGCCGTGCTCCAGCAGGTGCGGTGCTGCAGCGTGATGCAGCTCTCTTTTTCGATCAGCGCCCCCACGTAGCTGCGCCGGGGTGTTTGCGGCCAGTGCTGGTCGATTTCCTGCACCACGAGGGGCGCCAGGGCCTGGGCTGCTGCGGGCACCGCCTGCGCCCGTGCAAAGCCGGTGAAGGCAAGCACCAGCACCCCGGCCAAAAAGCACAGCCCGAGGAAGGCCAGCCCGGCTCCAATGGGGTGCTGCATGGCCTTCAGCCACGCCTCGCGCCCATGGGCATAGTCAAACAGCGCCTTGCGCGCACTGTGCGCCAGGGCCACGCAGATGGCTGTCCACGACAGCCAGATCAACTTCACCAGCGGGTCGCGCCAGCCATCGGGGCCAAACGAGTTCAAGGCGATGACGGCCACTGGCAGCGCCAGCACGGCCCACCAACGCCAACGTTTGAGGGGGTTCATAGTCCTGTCCTTTCAAGTGTTGAACAAAGAAAAAGCCCGCCTGTGTTGCCACGGGCGGGCTGTTGGGTAAGGGGGATGTGGTCTCTAAATCTCGATGCGAACCACGGGCAGATCGGGCGCTTCACCGATGATCGCGCCGCCCTTCACATACACGCGTGTATTGACGGGGAGCCCGGTGGGGTTCTGCGCCTGCAAAACTCCACCGCCGCTGGTCATCTCGACGCGAACCACTCCGTCGCCTACATCACTGACGATCTGGCCCGTCAGCACCGGTATCTCGGATTGCAGCGCCCGGAAGCGCAGGAAGAGATTGATGGCATTTGTCATGCAGCACGCTCCACCACCAGTTGCTGGCGTACTGTGGGTACGCCCGTCGTCACAGTGATGCCGCGCACCAGGCCGCGCCACGTCTCGCCAGGCTCTTGCACCTGGATCAGATAACCCGGCAGGATGAGTCCCGGGTTTGTACCGCCAGTCAATAAGGGCACCGTCATGGTCTGCCGCCGCTTCAAGGCTGCGGCGGAGAGCACGGAGATGCCACGCTGGCGCGCGGACACCACATCGGTGACGAGGCGGTCCGACACTTCTGGGGCCAGCACATCACCAATAGTGCCGGTGCGAACCACATGCCCCACGATAGCCCCTTGCACACTGCCTGATACGTAGACGGCGTTGAACCCAACACCAGCGGTTGATTGGAGGCCATCCGTGGTGATGATGTGCCCTGGCATCAACACGTTTGGCGTAGCGGCTCCCCACTCCCACGGGGCGCGAGGGAATCGCGGGGCAACCTGAAGGGTCGGCAAGGTGCGATGGCTGCGCAATACAGCGCCACCAGCCTCCGCCACGCGCTGTGCCACCGACAAAGGCGTGCCCTGATGGCTCCAGGCCGCAGCCGGGACCAGCCAGTCATCAATGCGCCAGTCCAGGTCAACCCCGGTGAACTGCAACGCCTGCAGGATGATCTGCTGTGCAGTAAGTGCCGTGGCTGTGCTCCATGCACTTTCGGCTACATGGGGAGCGCCGAGCAACGCCGTGACACTACTGCCGCGCACCTGCACCGCGTGCTCCAGAAACCGGCGTGTCCGCTCGGGCTGCTCGACCGCAAAGACGAAGTCGATACCGTCGATGCTGACCTTGATCTGCTTGGGCTCTCCACCTACAGGAGAGAGCATGTCCAGCAACGGGTCTGCCGGGCCACTCGCCGTAAGGTTCCAACCAAACCCATCATCATCAGAAGACACAGTGATGCCCTTGAGCGGCAAGCGCTCCATGCTGGGCAGAAGCACCGCATCAATGGTGTGAACTGTCATGTAGACCCTCAAGAGTGGGATAACAAATTGCGGCTGCTCGGGCTCTGGCCCCGGGTCGTGGCGCTCACACACAAAGACCAGGCCCAGCGGCAGGCTGGCGTCGTGCAGCTCTTCAAAAACCAGATCGGCTGGCAGGCTGGGCACGTAGCACGGGTCGGGCTGCGGCTGTACCGGACGGGGCGTGACGCCAGGTGGCGGCTTGCGCGCCTCTTCGTACCGGCCAGCAAAGGCGCGGGCCAGTTGCCTGGCATCACGGAACCCGGCCAGCACCACAATGGCTGCAGTTGCGGCCTGCTGGTATTGCTGGGCTGTGGTGTTGCGCAAGCGGCTGGCGTCTTCGTAGCGTTGCAGTACAACCCGACGAACGCGTGCTGCTTGCTGGTACTGCTGAGCCACTGCGTTGCGCAGGGGCTGGGCACGCTCAAACCGCTGCACCACTGGAACCATGGCGAGCGCGCGGGCCTGCTGGTAGTTTTGGCCAAGCACAGCTTGCAACAGCGTGGTGCGCTCAAAGCGCGCCTGCACCAGCAAACGAAGTTGCGCAGCGTCTTGCCACACAACAGCCACACCAGCCTGCAAGGGCCTCGCCTGCTCATAGCGGGCAGCCAATGCAGCGCGTACCGGCATAGCTTGCTGGGCAGTGCTTTGCACCACATTGACCATGGGGCGAGCCACGTTGATGTCATAGGCCACAGGCGCCACGCCGCGCAGCCCTGTAACGCGCCCCGCAGCACTCGCCCGCACCACACGGCGCACCGGCACGTGGCCACGCAAGCCGGTGATGCGGCCCGCAGCGCGCAGCAGCACCACACCACCGCCGCCGCCGCCCTCATCGTCACCGAATACGATTTCAACAGGGCTGCCAGGTGGATTGGCGCCAGCGCCAAAAAGCAGATCAGTGCTTGCCACACGTCATGCCCTCACGTCAGCGCCGTTTCGCCCAGCTGCACAAGGCCGCCCGCGTACAGCAGGGGCGATGTTTCGCCAGCAGGGGTTTCACCGCCAGCCAACCGCCAGCCGCCGCCATTGGCCGCGTCGGTGCAGTTGCTTGTGGCGATGATGGAGCCGTCAGCAGCCACCCAATCCGCCCAGCGCGGCAGGCCATTGGAGAGCACCAGGGCGCCCTCCACATCACGCGGGTGCATAACCAGAACGCCATCCACAATGCTGGCGCACGGCTTGAGCAGCACCAGCTCCGCCTGGGGCGTGTCGGTACGCGGCACCGCAATGGATGCAGGCTGCGGGGTGGAGTAGATGCGCACGCAGGCAAACCCGGCGCCCTGGTCAGCTCGGGCAATGGTGGCGGCAAGTTGCGCGGCTGCGGCTTGGGGGCCGACTTCCCACACCGCACTCATGGCGACACCTCAGGCGCCAGGCGGCTGGCAGCCACTGGGCGAAAGTTGCCTGCAGCGTCTTCGGCCAGCGTCAAAAACTCCTGCGTGGTGTCGATACCTTCAAAGGAAAACGCACCCGTAATCGGATCGCTCCACACCTCACGCACGGGCAGCTTGCTGCGCTGGTGCAGCAACACCACCCGAGACTTGGTGGGCGCATCCGGCGAACCTGGTGCACCCTTGATCTTTGTAGTGCCCCAAATACGCCCCGAACCTCCAAACTGCAGGTCAGCAGCCAACTGTTGGCGCCCGGTCGCCACGGGCAACAGCGCCCCAGGAATCGAACGAAACACCCAGCTCTGCATTCCAGCTGCAAGCAGCGGCCCATCAAACACAATCGGCGGCGCCAGCATGGTGTCCAGGCCCTGAGCCAGACCACCCGACGCCTCCACCAGACTCAGCGGAGCCGACCAGGCTACTCCGTCATCGGAGAACTGAAGCCTTACATTGGTCAGCGTATAGCTGCTGCCGGTTGGATAGACGCGCACTTTTGCCACATCCACAGCAGAGGCAAAAGCGTAGGCCACCCACTGTGGGTAGGAAACGCCAGATGCGGTGGCGTAATAGGTGCCGACATCCTTATCAAATAAATGAGCCTTCAGGTAAGAGCCGCCATATTCACTACTGGCAGAGCCCACGCCACCCACCGACAAGTCCTCGCCTTGCGCATCAAAAAAGCCCACTTCCCGCAGGTCAACCGTACTCCCAGACCCCTTATCAAAAAGGATGCGCCAATGCAGATGCGCCGCCACGTCACACCCCCCAAGGCCCGGAGATGTCAACGAACACGACACCTACAGCGCTACCGCCTGGATCGCCCACGGTAATGGCCTCAAAAGTCCTGCCCGCATAGGGGCCCTGGCCCACAATGCGCTGGCCCGTTGCAAAAGCCCCGCTGCCAATCAGCGGCTGCGGCGAGTGATGCACACCTGGCAGCACTCCGCGCAAGTCGCCCCCCTGGTACAAATCGACTGGGCCGATGCGCAGCGAGTTGTCCGACGGGTTCGGGAAAGTCAGCGGCATGGTTGCATAGCTAGACGAACCGCTAAACAAGCGCGATGACGACGCCAAAGGCCCAAGCTTGTTCAAGGCCAGAGGGCCGCCAATCCCCAACGCACCCCGAGCGACATAGCACGCGTGATCCGAGGATGTGCGCGAGCTGATTGCTGCAGAGCCATCGAGCGCGCTACCCCCCGAGGTGTCGGATACGCCCAAGCCGCCACCAGACACCATGCACGCGTAGGAGTCCACGCCCTTGCTCGACACAAAATCGCCCAACACATAGACGCCGTACGAATCAGGGTATGACCCGTGAGGCGCGACCGCCAAGAGCATCACGCGCCCACTGATATACATGCGCCAGGGCCGCGCAGCGGTGGTCGTTGCGTCGCTCTTGGGCAAGTAGAGACCGCCGGCAAACTGCGCCTCGGTCGGGAATCGACCCGACCCCGTGCTGATGTCTGTCATGGCCTCGTACCCCACCACACGCGCCCGACTGGTAGTTGTGTCGTCAATGCGCAGCACGCAGCCAGTGGCCTCGGGGACGGATGGCTTGAGAGCAATCACATTGGTGAGCGTCCCCGCAAACAGCTCCTGCCAGCCAGCGGGAGCAGCCTTGCTGGTGATGGTGCCCGTTGCAGCACCATCGGGCACCCCGGGCGCGGCGAAGGTGACCGAATTGCCTGTGGCCGACAAAATCACCTTGTTGCCATTGAGCGCTGCAGGCGTTGCCCCAGCGTACTGAGCAACATGGCCCGCCTTGAAAGGATGCGCCCCCGCATAAGTGGCTGTTGCGACCCCGCTGGCCACCGTGAGCGATGCCACAGCACCCGCGCCGAAGCCGTCCACTGCACAGGCCTTGACCACAGCGCGCAGTGCACCGACAGCGCCGCTCAGCACAGGCGCGCCAGGCTGGTAAGAATCAAAAGTAAAAATCATGTCTGCCTCGCTCAGATAACTGGTGTAGTGGGCGCACGATCCACATCGCCGCGCTCGGTGATTTCAAATGCGTAGTCGGTGCCGGTTGCCTGGCCTGGCTGCACGGCACGGATCAGCGCCAGGGGGTAGAACGCCCCCACGGTGGGCAAGAAAAGCACGTTGCCCGCTGCCCAGCCGCTGCCCCACCCTGCGGCAGGCAGCCGGAAGTAAGGCGCGCCGCTGATGGGATTGATAGGCGCAATCTCGGAGTTGCGGCTGTAGCTGCCCAGATTGCCTACGTGCTCGCCAATCACCTCCACGTCCATGCCGCCGCTGAGCACACGCAGGGCAAACCGCTCGGTGATGGCGCCCGCGTTGGTCACGGTCACAGGAAAAGCCGCGTCGTTGTAGGAGGCGCTGGCCGGGCCTGATGGCCCCACGGCATCCAGCCAGGTCACACCATCCCAGCTTTGCTGATCCCAAACAGGCAGCGCACGGGCGCGCAGGTCACCCGCCATGAGGGCGCTGGAGACAACGGAACCCACAGGGAATGCGTGCGAAAGTTGGCTGGTAAAGCGCAGCGTACCGTCAATCTGCAGATCTGCCACCCGGGTCATCTGCTCGATGCGGTGGCGAATCGTCACCGGCTGCACCCAGCTGCTCACATCGGCGGCGGTAATCACGCCCGCGTCCAGATCCACCGTGTAGCCGGTCTGGATCAGCTGACCATCTGCACCGATCAGGTACACCCGCGACAAGCGCTCGCGCCCGCAGTTGATGGTGTTGCCGTTGCTGTAGGTGGCCGCAGCAATGGTGGCGGTGTGCGCCGCCACCACAAAGCCGCCCACGCGGAAGATGGGCACGCGCCCATCGGGCGGCAGGCGCACTGGGTCAATACCCAGAATTTCAGCATCGAGCGGCAGGTAGAAGTAGGCCACGCTGTTGTAGCGCAGGCTGGATGGGTCCACCGGCCAGGGCCGCCAGATCTTGCCCGCCTGCACTGCGCCCACATCGGCGGGGTCGTACCACCATTCCGACTTTTGCGCGGGCGTGAGCGTGGCATCGTCAACGTAATCGCCAAACTGCAGCTCGGCGGTGCCGCCTTCATAGTCCACCTTGCCCCGCGCGTGGTCGCCGCTGAGCGTGCCATCTGCCGCCGAGGTGACGGTGAGCGCGTTGCCCGACAGATCCACCAGCGTGAGCACCAGGCCCTCGGGCTTGAGCGGTGCGGCCTGGGTGCGGAAAAACACGCTGGCCGTATTCCAGGCAGCGCGCCGCGTCCACAGGCTTTGCAGGGTGATGCTGGCGGGGCTGGCGCCCACCACGTAGTCTGTAATCGTGGCGATGCCCGCCTGGTAGTCCACCGAGCCTGAGGCGATGCCGGGCGCGGTATCGGTGCGGCCACGGTACAGCACGCCCTCAAAGTCCTCATAGGTGTGACCCATCCACGTAAAGCGGAGGCTGCCAGGCACGATGCGGTCGGATGTGTAGGGGCACAGGTCAATCGTGACGGCTGGCGGCGTGAAAGTCTCGGTGGCCGAAGTGGGCGACAGGGGTGCCGTGGCATAGCGCACGATCACGCTGCCCAGCTGCTGAGCCGCCACGCTGGTGGAGCCGTATTCGCCGCCCTTGTTGCTGGCCGATGTGGACGGTGCAGAGCCGGTGGTTTCAAATGCCTCGGCGTCCTCGTAGTCTGACTTGTAGCTGGTGGTGGATGCGTCCAGATTCACCACGCGCAGGCTGATGGTCTTGCTGCTGTAGTTGACCGTGCCCAGGGATGCCACAAAGTTTCCAGCGCCGTCATCGGTGGCGCGGTTGAGCGCAATCACACGCCGGGTGTTGGTGGCGTCTTGCTGAGCCGCCCGAAGGTGCTGGGCTGAGCTGGTGGTGGATGGCAGGCGCACACGCACGCCCCCGGTGAGGGGGTAGCCGAGGATCTCGGCATCGTCTGTAAAGGATGGGTCATTGCGAACCACCACCCCGCCAGCAATGGCGGTCTTTGTCGCGTCGGACGCAGTGAGCGTGCCGCCGCTGGTGCTGGACACCTCTTGCGCAGTCATCCACACCACCTCCACTGACCCCGCCACGGGCTGCTGCGCCAGGGTGAGCGTCACGCTGCCGGTCACATCCACAGTGGGCGATGCAAAGGTTTCTTCTTGCAGCGAGTGGTACTCGTAGGCAGAAGAGATTTCCGCGCCGGGGTCTAGCATGGCCGTGGGGCGCAGGAACACAGAGCCCGAGGGGTGGTCTACCTCTCCCACGCCCGCGCCGGTAATCTTGCCCTGGGCGTTGGCCGTGGCGGTTTGCATCACCCCACCAGACAGCCAGGACACCACCAGCGTGGCGGGCTTCACCCCGGGGTGGGCCAGGCGCCAGGCGTATTCAGGCGCACGCACCTGGGCGCCTTGGCTGCTGCGGTTGTTGTAGCCCACCGCCTCGCCCCACTGAATCACGATGCTGCTGCCCTCATCCGGCAGGGCCTGCAGCGTCATTTCCACGCTACCGGTGGTGTAGATGACGCGGCCCGAGCCCGAGCCGGTGAGCACGCCCGCCCCATCGTCGGTGATGGTGTACCAGCGGCCCAATGCCCGGTAGCTGATGACCAGCGTGCCAGGCGATGGCAGCGGCTTGAGCAGCGACACGAACGAAAAACCGCGATTGCTCTGGCTGATGCGAATGCGGCGCGTGTGGGCAGCCACGCCCACTTCCACCAGGCGGGGCGCAGTGGCCAGTACGATGGAGCGCACGGCGGCGGGGCGCTGGTCAAGCGCCGGGGTTTCTGTGCGCGAGCTGGGCACCAGCTGGGTGTAGATGCTGGCAACTTTCACAGACTGGTCACCCAGCGCAGCGGCCACGGACAAGGGAGAGGCGCCGTAATACTCGGCGGCATCAGCCACCGTGGTGTCGCGCACGATGGTCTTGCCAGCCTGATTGGTGAACTCACGATTGGGCGCAGAGCCGGGGAAGTTGAACCGCAGCGAGTCGGACAGATCCAGCTTTGTCACATCGGCGTCGAAGTCCACAAAGCTGCCGCCGCTGGAATATGTGAAGGTGCGGCGGTTGGTCTCTGCGCGGGTCACACGCACGTACTGAATGCGCTCGCCAGAGGTGCCCGCCTGGTAGGACAGCACCAGGGTGCGGCCAATGTCGGGCACTGCGGTGCCTGGGCGGTGGAAGATCTGAATGGACTTTTGGCCCGCCACATGGTCTTCCAGCAGCGCGCCATTCCACACCACGGACTGAATGAGGTAGTTGGCGACGGCCTGGGCGATTTCGCTGCGGCGGGCAAACAGGCTGCACTTTGCCAGGCTGACCGACACATTGGGATCGGTGGGCAGGCGCGAGAGGATGACGTTTGCACCCATGAGCCGGTCGGTGGTGGGCGTGAGCACGCCCATGTGCACCTGCCGAATGGACACATTGCCGCCGGCGCGGGCGGTCTCGGTCACGTCGCCAAAAATGGCATTGCTGCTGCCGTAGGGGATGACGGTGCCGGTGGGGCCGCCGCCGCCTTCGGGCACGTCATCCATCACGCGGCTGGCCAGCAGCTTGATGTCGCCTTCAAGAATGGTCATAGGATTTCACTTGCCTCGATAAAGCGCAGCACCAGGCTGCAGTAGTAATCACCGTCTTGCTTGTCGGAGTAATCAATGACGGCTGACATGGCGATGGCGCGGGTCTCCTCCTCTGCGCCGTGGTCAAACACCACCGAGAAGGCTTCGCCACGAACATCAAGAGCCATGCGCAGGCCCGGCGTCCGAGCCCATGCTCCGAGAGTGCGCAGGGTGCCGCGATCAATCCATGCGCTATCACCATCACCTTGCAAAGTGATGGGGCGGCCCCCGTTACGGGCCATGGCATCGACGATCAAAGTGCCGAAGATCCCGCGCTCTGTGCTTTGGGCAACTGCTGACCAGGTCAGTTCGTCCGCCCAAATCAGGTCTGGCGGCAACGAAAGGGTCGTGCCACCGTTGGTCAAGGTGATGGTCATGGTCAATAGCCGAGTTGGTTGCGCTGCAGCTCAAGTAAGCGCAGCACCTCGCGGGCAATCGCTTCAATGCTTCTCTGCCCTGATTCATTGGTAGGCACGCTGTAGGGGGCGCTATTGCCGATGTAGACGTTGACCACCCTATCAACCCCCGATCCACCATTGCCGCCAGGTGTCGTAGGCGCTGGAGCAGGCGCGGGCGCATTGGGGTTGCGCTGCCGGTCGCGCAGTTCTTTGTCGCGCTTGGCGCGTTCCACGATGTCGAGCGCTTCTATCTGGCCACCCTCGTCGTACTTGTAGAACTCGGCTACCTTTCCCAAGGCTTCGGCCAGGGTTCCGTACTTGCCAGCCCACCGCTTTTGAGCGTCATTCGCGATGTAGTCCACCTCGCCCTTGCCGTTCAAAAACTGCTTTGACAGCTGCTCGGCAACAGCATCCTCAAGCCCGGCTTGCTTGAGGTAATCGATGATGCTGGACCGCGTCCACACGAACATCGTTTCGCTGGACTTCCGGTTCGTGATGCTTGAGGCAGACGTGTCGGCATTCTTTTGACGCTGCGCAGCCTCAAGGATCTGGCCTTGCGCGGCCATAGCCTTGGCGCCTGCATCGGTGTATGCAGAAGCAAGGGATTGAACTGCATTTGCCTGGTCTCTTGCCGCACCCGCTGCGCTGCGGTGAGCGCCCTCAACACCCCCGAGAGAGTCCTGGGCTCGCTTCATGGCCTCCAGAGTGGTGCGCCCCGCATCGTCCACCTCGATCTTGTAGCCCCGCGCTGATGCCTGAGCTGTGACCCAAGATGGAGCGATCCCTCCATTGGCCTTGATGGCTGCGTCAGCCGCCACCTTGAAGGCGTCCGCCATCTCGCGAGCGCTGGCTTTGCCGCTCTGAGCAATAGCGTCGTATGACACGCGCGCCTGAGCCGCCGTGTCCTTCAATGACGCGTCAGACGTGATGCCGAGCTGTTTCATGGCCTCGGCAAGGCTGTTGATGCCTGGCTTTGCCTTGTCCAGCGCCTCATTCAACTCCTGAGTCTTTTGCTTGGCCTGGTCTAGCAAACCATCGGCGACCTTGTCGCCCAGTTGCCTGCGCAGCGCCTCAACGCGCGATGCGACCTCATCGACAGCGCGCTGACTGTCGGCTGTGTCCAATGCTTTGACAAAGCTGGCCTCCAGAGCCTTGCCAGCATCCAAACCCTGGGCCTTGAGGCGATCCAGGCCGCCAATGATGACGTCAAGATCGTTGATGGCAGACCGCGAAGTTGCGCCAATGCGCCCTTCCAGGGCGGAGAATTCCAACCCTGTACGGGCCACGGCAGCATTGAGGACGGTGTCCATCATCTGGGCCACACGCTCGCCTTCACGGGCCGCAGCCGACATGGCCGCCTCCAGGCGCTTTTGCAACTCACCAACCACGGCAGGGGATGCGCCAGAGTCAATCGCCTGGCGGATCTGCTCGCTGAGCTTTTCGGCCTCTTGCCCAGCAGCGGCGAAGGCATTGCGCGCCAGCACTTCAAACTTTGCAAGATCCTGGCCATCCAGCGCGGCGACCCACGCCTGCTTGACCTGGTCGGCGGAGATCTTGCCGTCTGCGGCCAGCTTCTCCAGCGCTCCCGACATGTCGCGTATGCCCTGCGTGGTACTGGGGTCGAAGTCTTTGCCGATTTTGGCGATTGCGGCGCCCGAGGACTCCCCAGCCTTCGTGAGCTTGTCGAACTCGGCGATCAGGCCCTTGGACTGATTTGTCAGGTCAAAGGATCGGTTCCGCGCCTCCTCATACAACTGAGCCTGCCGCCGCATGGTCTCCGCGTGGATCTTCGCCGCTTCATCCGCCTTTCGGAGGGCTGCTTCCGCCTCCTCCATACGCTTTCCCCAACCCATGGCCTTGGCAGCCTGCTCGCCAAGTGCACGGGTGAGGCCGATGATTTCGGGCGTAAGAGCAGCCACTGCGATACCCCAAGGCCCCATCAGCGCTGTAGCGCCGCGCCACACAATCCCACCCCGGGCGGCTGCGGCGGTATTGGCCGCAAGGGCTGCCGTGCTGGCAGTGGTTGCAGCGGTGGCTGTGGCCTGTGCTGCAGCGCCTGCGCGCGCAAAGGCTCCAATATCTCCCCAGGCCTTGGCATTGGCTGCACGGGCTGCCGTGTTTGCGGTAGTAGCAGCGGTGTTGGCAGACTGAGCAGCCGCGCTCTGTGCCTGAGCCGTCGCATTCACGCGCTGGGCAGCGGTGTTTGCAGCCGTGGCCACAGTATTGGCCTCAACTGCCTTGGTCGCGGCCATCGTACTTGCAGCCCACTTGGCAAAGTCCGCAACCAGCCCTGCAATCTTGATCGCGGCCCAGGCCTTGCCTGCTGCCGTGAGCGTACTCACCACCGTATCGAGATTCGACGCAAGAGCATTGATGACCTTCGCTGCGTTCGCGGAGCTCAGCAGCCCCTTGTCCGCATTGCCAACATATATCGTCCACTGCGTGCTCAGGTTCTGCAATGCACGGCCTACAGTCGCGGGCAGCTTGCCGAACTCGCCAGCAACTGCGTCCGCCTGCCCCTCAAGGGCGCGCATCACAGTCTCAGAGGTGAGCGCGCCCTGCTCTGCCAACCGGCGCAGTTCTCCAGTGGTAACCCCCAGGCCATCAGCCATCGCCTGAGCGAGGCGGGGCGATTGTTCCATGACGCTGTTGAACTCATCGCCACGCAAGGCCCCACCTTGCAAGCCCTGAATCAACTGTGTGATCGCGGCCTTTGAGGACTCAGCAGACCCACCCGATAACTGAATGGCCTGGTTGATGGTCTGGGTCAGCCCGAGGGCGCGCTGCTGAGCCGCCACTGCCGCAAGCCCACCTTCTTGGGATGCCTTTGTGAGCCGCGCAAACAAAGTGCCTGTTTCATCCAAGGCACTGTTAGTTGACAGAGCGATGCGCTGCACTTCCCCAAACGACTTAGCGAACTGGGGGCCTTCACCAGTCGCCAACTTCACGCGGGCTTCGAGGTTGCGGAACTCATCAGCGGTCTCCGCCACCGACTTTGCCAAGCCCCCAACGTAGCTACCGCCGAGCGCAACCGTAGCGATCTGCTGAATGCGCTGCAATTGGGTGCTGATGGAGGTCATCCCCTCACGTAGCGTGCGCTGGTTCTGGGCCTGAACCTGGGTAGACTGGCTGGATGCCGCAGCTGCCGCCTGGTAGGCTGGCGCCATGGCTGCAACTTCTTGCTTCACCTGAGCAACAGCCGCCTTGAGACTGGCCTCTGACTGGGCCAAGTTGCTGGTGCTAACGCCAACCGCCTGCATGATCTCGCGCGTTTCCGACAGCGCGCGTCGCTTATTGCCCAGCTCGGTACTCAGGCGCACAGAGGAGCCGATGGCCAGGTCGTACTCCTTGCGAAGGGCTGCCTCGGCATTCTGAGCCTGCGCGGCAGCCTGCCCCGTGGAGCGCAAGGCCTCCTGCTGCGCCTTGATTTCGGCGGTGGCAGTCTTGATGCCATCCTTCAGGCCCGCAACCGTGGCCTTGTATTCATCGCTGCGGCGGGCTGCCCCCTGCGTCTCCTCGCGCACGGACTTGAGGGCATCTCGCTTGCTCTGGAGGCTGGCGCGCGCCTGCTCCAGCGCAGTGGCTGCGCTGCGCTCTGCTGAGACCAACTGCTGGGTACTGGCAGTCGCCTGTGGCAACTCTGCCCCCAAGCGATCCACTTGTGCAGTCGCTTTGGTGAGCGCGCTTTCCAGATCTGCAGTTTCACGCTTGAGTGCCGAAAAGGTATCGATGGCGCGCTGCTTGGAGGCCAACGACTCCAGCGCCTGAGCTGCAGCAAGAGCACCTTCTTGCAAGTCGCCTTCGAGGACGTCACCAACCCCGCGCAGCGTTTTGGCAAGCTGCTCGGCATCGGCCTCGCCCTTGACGGCGGCTTCGATGTCGTATTTGATCTTGGGATCGGCCATTTGGAGGATGAGATGAAAGGTTTGGTTTGGTGCTTCGCCCTGGTGGGCGCAGGCATTCCGCTGGCCCTGCTGGGCCTGCTGGTGGATTCAGAGCGCCTGATGGCGCTGGGTGGCGGAGCCATCGCCACCGTGGTGGTGGGATGGCCCGTGCTGGTGCTGATGGGCGCCGTGCAGACGTCTGTACGGCGCTGACCTATCAGGTGGACGCGCCCGGCAGGCGAACTTCGTAGCCTTCGGTCTTGCCAGGCGGCGTGACGATCTTCCCGCTCAGAGTGATGGCCGAATAGTCGGAGCCCAGGAAGTCGAAGCCGTTGTTGGAGCCCAGCACACATTCGTGCACATCGACTTCAATAGGCGAGCCGTCCACCATGTTGCGGCCATCCAGGCGCGCCTGGCAGCGCACCTGCGTAACGCGGCCCCCCAAGATCTTTTTGCCGTCCACAGCGCCGTAGCTACCCGTCAGCTTGAGCACTGCAGCAGCGGAGGGAGCGCCCGCAGCAGCAGACTTGAAGCGCACCTCGCCGCGCAGCCAGTTGACCTCGTAGTGAGTGCCCAACTCGTAAGTCACGGTATCTGCTGCGTTGGTGAATTCAAACCCCGCATCGCTGATATTCCGCTTGCCCAATGGCAGCCACTGGTCCAGTGCGGTCAAGGTGAAATCGACTGCCGCAAACGCGCCACTGGCCTGCGTGAGCGATTGCACCAGCCCCTGGAACTGCATAGCCAAGGCTTCTGCGGTCGCTGCCGCCAGCTCGATGGTGATTTCGGTGGGCTTGGGCAACACGACGGAAGCGCGGGCCTGACCGTAGTCCAGGTGCGAGCGCGACTCGCTCACCTTCTCTTCAAAGTTGGGCTTGATCTCGAATTTGTCCGAGTCGAGAGGGTCGCCAAAGCCGTTGTAGGCCTGGGTGACGGTGTTCCACATATTCAGAGACACAAGGCCCCCGGCCAATACGGCACGTGCGGTAGTGGTCATGACAGTTTCCCTTCAGAAACAAAGAAGCCCGCACGGTGGCGGGCTTCGGATTGGTTGATTCGATACGGGGGTCAGCCCGGATCGCGGTAATCGACGGTGAACAGACCGAGCACCAGCCCGCCGCCCACGTCTAGGTTTTCAAGGCGGTACATCACATCGCCTTCGACCATGCCGCGCGCCTCCAACCGCACCAGCGTGTTGATCGCTGGCAGGCAGTTGCGCACGGCGCGCTTGGCGGCCCGGTAGTCGGCATGTGCCCCCCGGCGGTCGCTCTCGGTGCGGTTGATGACCCCCACCGTGAAGCTGTACGTACGCTTGGCAGCCTGGCCAGGCTGCTCGATCAGCTTGTCTGCTTGGTCCTCGAAAAAGACGATGCGGCTCCCCATCTGCAGATCGCTCGCACGCTTTGGGTTGTCCAGCACCGTGACGCCAGCCAAGGCAGGGTCGGTACGCAGTGCATGGACGATGGCCGCGCCGATGGCGAAGGGAGCGCCTTCGGGCAGTGTGTCGGGCTTGAGGGTGCTCATGCCGACACGCTGCCCAGCAGCGCCTCCATCTCCATGCCGTCGTTCACGCGCTGGGGGTTGTCCAGCACGCGAAACCGAGCGCCTACAGTGATACCCAGGGACTGGACAGCCTGCTTGGCACGCAGCACATCATCGGCGCGGACGTCCTGCGTGACAGGCATCTGCACTTTGCGCGTGGCAGCCATGGCGCGACCATCCAGCGCCTCGGTATCAACTACACCGAAGATCGCCACCACATCCACGTCAGCGACCGAGGGCCGCTGGCGCGTGAAGGTAATGCCGAAGTCGGAGCCGTAGAACACGGTGGCCATGTCTTCTTCGAGGTTGAGCATGGCGGTGGTCAGCCCTGAGCGCCGCTGTTACCAGCACCAGACTGCTCGGCGGCCAGGCGGTCGGCTTCGGCCTTCTGAGCTGCTTCTGCCTCTTCCTGAGCCTTGCGGTCTGCCTCGGCCTGCTCAGCCGCCAAGCGTTCGGCTTCAGCCTTCTGGGCCTTCTCCGCCGCCTTGCGGGCAGCTGAGTCGTCGCCGCGCGGTAGATCCACCGTGCCATCTGGCAGGGCCTCTGCCTCGGCCTTGGTCAGGTCGATGGAGGCGCCCACCGCGTACTTCTTCCCATCGTGTTTGATGGGGGTGCATACGGCGTACTTTGGCATGATCAGGCTGCCGCGTTCTTGAACAGGAAGCCCGCTGTGGCGCCAGGCAGCACAGGCTGGTAGGCGTCGGTCACTGGATAGATCCAGCTGTTGGCGTTGCGGTCTTCGTAGCCCTCTTCCACCATGGGGCGGCCTTCCAGTTGGTAGGTGTAGCCATAGCTGGGGGAGCCCATTTCCTGCATGCTGGCCGGGGTGGTAAAGGCCAGGATGGCATCTTTGCCCCAGACGTCTTGGAACTGAGAGCCATCGTGGTACACCGCCTCGCCTTCCACGATCTGCTGCAACTCGAAAAGGGCTTGCAGTTGCTGGATGGTTGCAGGTGGGCGGTCACTGGCCGTAGAGAGGCGATCCAGCACCTTTGCGTGTGTGCGAAGCGCTGTGAGCACCTTGGGCCCAAGAGTGAGCACGTTTGGCCGTTCGCCAGTCTTGGAGCGGATGATCTCCTTCGCTTCCATGATGTCGGTGAAGGGGTCGCTGCTCGCGTGGCTCCATTGGCTTGTGCCGCTCAGGGTTTCCTTGTTGGCAGAGTCATAGCGTGCGTCGTCGCGAGCCAGGTCGGCGGCCTTTTTCTCGCGCTCCAGCGCCATGGTGTTTTGCACGCGACGCACAGCGTTGCTGGACGCATCGATGCCAGGGCCGTTTTGGGCTTCCTCCTGGATCTCATTCGGCGCGACACCTTCGAGGCGGTGGTCCACCAGCGCGTAAGGCTCGCTGGCGTAGCCGAACTGCACGCGTTTGGTGTTGGCACCAGGCGCGCGGGCTGTGTTCACGAGCTTGAAGTCATCGGGGCCGAAGCTGATGATGCGGCCACCGCGCAGGCCGACCGGGATGATCGGAAACAGCACGTTGGCAATGGCTGCCTTTGGACTGCGGTAGCCGCGTGCGACGGCGGTGAGGATGGGGTCGAGGACGCGGGCCTGACCGGGGGTTTGCTGGGGCATATGAGGCTCCTGAAGTTGGGATGAGTGGTTTGCGCCGATCAGGACGCTGCGGAGACGAGGCCCGCACTGGGCACCAGCAGGATCTCGATCTGCTGGCCTGCAGCGGTAGCGGCCTCCATGGCACGGCCCACGGGGGACTTGCTACCCACAGTGAGCGGCACCACGCGGCCAGTGGCATCCACCATCAGTGGGGCGTCCTTGGTGATGGCCGCGCCGGACTCTGCGATGGCAGTGCCCTGGACGTCCACAGGCACCAGATCGCCCGCGCCGCCCGCGCTGGAGCGCGTAACGCCGAAGGCAGCGGCACCCGCTGCTGGGTAGGCTCCGTCTTGGGTGACGAAGCGGCACGCTGCCAGAGCACTGGCGGCGGTGACGGTAAGGGTGAGGAGGGAAATGTTGCCGGTCATGGCTGGGATCTCCTGATGTAGTTGATGGGTGGGGCGCGATCAGCTCGCGTAACCCAGATCTTTGAAAGCGGTGACCAGGTCAACGCCCTTGTCCTTGGCGTAGGCCTGGGCCTCGGCGACCATCTGGTCTTTGGACTTGGCGCCCTTGTCAGCTGGTGCGGCACTCGCCTTGGCTGCGTCGGGGGCGTCGTCCGCGTGGGCCTTGATGGCAGCGGCACGCTGGTCACCCTCGGCCTTCAGCACAGCCATAGACGCTTCGGGCGCTGTGGTCTTGCCGTCAAAGGCCAGGGTGTTGAGCAACGTTTCGTGGCCGGGGAGGTTGGCGCCCACAGCCAGAACGGCCTGGATGCGCTCGCGCTCCTGAGTGGCGCCGAGAGCAGTGAACTCGCCGCGCAGCTGGGCGAAGAGTGGCGCGTGGTCCTGCTCGAAAGACGCACGCGTGATGGGAGCTTGGTTTTCACCGGGCATGGTGGGTTCCTTTTCACGGGTTGTGGTTTTGTCTTTGGGCGCAGCACCGGCGCTTGGGGACGGGAGGGCCGCCACAGCAAAAACCGCCTTGCGGCGGTTTGAGTACGGGGCGGGGTCGGTGGCCATGCTTTCCACCAGTGCATCGAGGGTGGAAACACCGTCCACCAACCCTGCATCGATGGCCTGCTGGCCCCTGAACACACGGCCTTCGGCCATGCGGTCCAGAACTTGTTGTGCTGTGGTGTCGCGGTACTGAGCAACCGCGTCCACAAACAGCGAATAAACGTAGTCCACGTCTGCCTGGACGATGGCGCGGGCCTCATCGCTCAGAGGTTCGTTGGACTTGACCAGGCGCTTGTATCGGCCCGCGACGATGCTTTCCTCGCGAAGGGCACTGTTGGGATTGAAAGTGCGGTCCACAACAATCCCAATGCTGCCGACCTGCACAGTCGGGCCGCTGATGTAGATGGCGTTTGCGGCGCTGCCGATCCAGTAGCCTGCGCTCGCCAGCACTCCGTCGCTGTGCGTAACGATGGGCTTGATCTTTGACAGCTCATGCACAGCGGCTGCCATCTCTGGCGTGCCAATCACACTGCCGCCCGGGGTGTCCATCGCCAGAACGGTTGAACGCACACGGGCGTCCACCGTTGCGCTTTCCAGTTGCTTGGTAGCCATCTGAGTGCTGAGCCCGCCGCTGACCTGCATGAAGAGGTTTGCCTTGGGGGCGATCACGCCAGACATGCGCAGTACCGCCACGCCGCCTGGCTCTACGGTGTAGGCCTGCTGCTCACTCGACAAGGGGCGGCCCAGGCGGGCTTCGATGGCGGCGATGTCGATCTTTTCGCCGCGCAGGTGGGTGGCGTAGATCGCCTGAATCTCGCGCAGCTTGTCGGGCTCAATGGCCCAAGCGCCGGTAATGAGGTCTAGCAGAGTCATGGCTTGGGCCTTGGGGTTGAGAGCGTGCGGTTGACGTCATTCACGGACCGCTGCAGGTCTTTGATATCGCTCTTGAGTTCGAGCAGGCTGTCTTTCAGACTGGCGTCCTTCTCGCGATTGCGCTCCACCACTGCCACGGCCTGTTGCTCCATCACCGTCACGCGCTTGTCGAGTGCGCTGTAGGCACTGAACCCGGTCACCAAAAACCCCACGAAGGTGAGTACATGGCCGAGGTTGATGGTGGGATCGAACGTGACGCGGCGGCGGTGGGGCAACTCCGCCAAAGGAGTGAAGTCGGTGGTGCTCATTGCTTGGGGTCTTCCTGTTCAGCAGGCTTTGTGGCTACGGGAGCAGCGGCGCCAGCCTTGGGCGTGGGCTGCATGCCGTCTTTGATGAGGCGGTCGTGCTCGGCCAGCTTCTGGCCGTAGGTCTCGTTCCAGTCGGTACCGAACAGCTCCCACTCGGCGCGCTCGCGGGTCATCAGGCGGGCGTCGATGGCGGCGGCATATGCGGCCACCTCGTCCTTTGGGTTGATGGAGCCCATGCTGTCGCCTGGCCAGGCAGCGCGGGTGTAGGCCCAGCGCAGCAGTGGGTCGGCAAAGAAGCCAGGCGCGGGGATGCGGCCAATGGCGACGGCCTCGGTGAACCAGGTCTCGAACACTGGCTGGCAAAAGCTGAGGCCCAGCCACATGCGAACGCCCCGGAAGTACACCCATGCATCGAGCAGCGCAGCCTTGCTGGCGCTGTAGCTGCTGTTGAACTGCTTGACCAGCAGCTCGTAAGGGATGCTGAGGGCGATGCCCATCTGCTTGATCACCGAGTCGATGAACGGCCCGAAGTTGGGGTTGGGGCGGCCCGGGTTGACGGTGTGCGGCTTTTCGCCTGGCGCCAGGCCTACGACGGCGCCCATGCCCAGCCCGATCTCGTCGCCGATGCCTCCGGCGCCTGGAGCCGTAGCGCCAAAGACTGGCGCGGTGGCAGCGGTCGGGGTTTCGATGAAGACGGTGAGGTAGGCCGTGACGACGGCGGCCATGATCTCGGCCTCGGTGTAGCGGGCGATCTGCTTGATGCAGTCGATGATGGGGGCCAGGTAGGGCACGCCGCGCGGCATACCGGGGCGCAGCTTGCGGAAGTGGTGCAGGATGCGGCGGCGACCGCTGCGGCCCACAAAGTCAACCCATTGGCCTGAGTAAATGCCCTTCGTATTGAGCCCGGGGATGTAGCCGCCTGGATGCTGGTCGTAGAGGAAGCAAGCCTCAGGTGCACCACCGCTGTTAGAGCGGATGCCCCCTGCCATTTGCGCGGAGTCCATGGCGCCGAACGGGTTGCCCACACGGTCAGCCTCAAGCACCTGCAGACGCAGGCGGTATGGCATGGTGGATGTACGCTCGCCATCGGGCATGAGCGTGAAGCAATCGCCGCTCTCCAGAGCGCCGCGCAGCACGAGGGCTTGCTGCTGGTAGAAGTTGAGTGTTCGCTCAATGTCGCACTCGGTGCTGTCTGCCCAGAGGCTGAATTCGGGCTGAACGTAGCGGGCCTTCCATTCAGCGGCCTGCTCAGCCTTCCAGCCGAGGATGGCGAGGCTGGGCTGCGCACTGAGCGCAAGGCCGGTGCCGACCACACGGTCGATGTTTGTGTTGATGACGCCTGCTGCGATAGGACTGGTACGGGCTAGTTCACGCGAAGCACCGCGCTGCGTGGGGAGGTGACGCAACGTGTCGAAGCGGGCGTCGCGTGGCGTAGTGCGCCACCAGCGGCCACCAGCGTTGGTGGGGTTGCCAAAAGCTCCACCTTCGCCGCCCCCCATGCTGGCTGATGCCCCGGCGCTTGGCAGGAGCTTGTCGAGCTGCTGAAGCAACTCAACGCGGGCGCGTGCGGACTGGCGCTTCTCGGCCCAGCCGGGGGCCACTTGGTGAATGACGCGGTCAAGAAAGTTCATTGCCATGATCAGCGGGGGCGCAAGTAGGTGATTCGGCGAGCGCCGGAATGAGCGGCTTGGAGCGCCGCAATTTCCGCCTGTACGGTCTTGATGCCTGCGCGGACCTGCTCAAGATCTGCACGGCGGTTGCGGCGAGCAGTGCCTCCCTGCCCTACCGCGTACTCCTGGGATTCGAGGATCTTGGCCTCGGCAACCAGGTAGTTCGCCAGCCGCTGTTGTGCCTGCTCAAGCGGCGTCAGAATGGGCGCCGTGCTCATGGCTGCCCCTTGCGCGCCAGCATGGCGTTCATGGCTTTTTCAAACTCTGGCCGGAAACGATCCAGCGCCACACGCTGCACCACGCCTGTGAAATCGAGGCGCTTGCTGTAGGTGGGGGCGTCGCTGGTGAAGATGAACAGCGAGCGCAGGCGCTTACCCTCACGGCGCCAGATGCCCTCTGGCCGATTGCCCCCGTTGGGCTTGCCAACGAACAGATCGTTTGCCAGCTTGCGCCCACGCCCAGCCTTCTGGCCCTTGGCACCAACACCGCCGCGAATGCCCTTGAGCGCCGCCAGGATGGTGCGCACTTCTGCGCCTTTCACATTGCCGTTGGCATCCAGGGAAAGGCCCCTGCCCGGCAAGGCAAATTGACCAGCACCGAGCACACCTGCATAGCGCATGGCAGCCTCTGCGCGCTTGTGCTTTCGGCCACCGCCCTCCACTTGGGGGAAGAGGAAGTTTTCTGGAGCAACGCCCGCTGCGCTGTTTTTGACCATCACCCGCGCACTCAATGTGTCTTTGGTCGCTGGCTCAATGCGCAGCGAGTTCAGGGTGTACGCCACCGGGTTGCCAAACACCGAGCGCATCTCGGCTGGAAGCTCGATCTTGGCAGCGTGCTGCGCTGTGCGCGTGAGCGCCGTAGAAGCGGCGTACGGCACAAGGCGAGCGGGCACTTCACGCACCGATGCAATCACATCGGCCATGTTGCCGCTGCGGCGAATTTCAAGCATGTATGGAAGCCCCAAAAGAAAGCCCCCGGGGCCTTTCGGCTGCCGGGGGCATGCTGCACAACAGAGCGCTGTGGTTGGTGTGGTTTCAGGCTGGCGGAGTTTTGAGACCTACCTGAATTGGGGTCAATTTTGGGCCAAAGTGTCACCTGTTGGCGAGTCCTATTTTGTCACCTCCACAGGTGACAAAATAGGCTTTGACTTTATGCCGCACAGGCTTTATCAGCGCTGCCCAGGCACGAAGTGCGGTAGCGCTTCGCGGGCGGCTTCGTTCCCCGCCAAAATACCCTGGGCTGCCATCCGAAGGCGACGGCGGAAGTCTCTCAACACCGTGTAGAAGTGCTTGCGAGAGATCTCCAACGCATCTGCCGCACGCTTGATCGGCCTGATGCGGTGGACGTAGTACAGCTCAAACACCCGCTTGTCGAGCGCATCGGGCTGGCCGAGATAGGCAAGGTGCAATGCCATGATTTCTGGGCTGTTCGCGGCATCTGGCCCGTTGGGCCGCACGGGTTTTGTTGTGCCGCTCATCTGCCCGAGGATGTTCACGTAGTTGGGCGCAGGCGCATAGAAGCGCCGCGTGCTGCACCAGCTCACCCAGCGCTCACACAGGTCATCCAGATCGCCGTCTTCTGCCGTGATAGCGGGCTCTTGGTCATCATTGCCAGGTGCAGGGGCCGCGAGGCTCATGGCTTCGGTGTCGAATTGGTCGTGGTGGCTGTGCATCAGATACCTCTTGAAAGAATGCGGCGCCCAACTGGGGCCGGTTGATGAATGGCGAAAGACGTGGGAGCCACTGCTGGTGCTGGGCTTGGGTCAGGATGCTTACGCGGCTGCGGCTTGGGTACAGACGTCTGTACGGCTGGCTGCGATGGTTCTGACGGCGCCAAGGGAGCCGCAACCGGTAATGGCGGCACCACTGGTGCAACTGGGATTGCAGGTGCAAACAGGTCTGGGGTCGGGGGTATCAGGCGATCACGCAGGCGCTGCCAGTCCAGCGCACTCCATTTGTGCAGGCCCAAGCGGTAGGCTGTGGCGAGGTTGTAGACGGAGAGGTCGAGTGGCTCATTGCGTGCGCCATTGGGCTTGATCCATTCGCGCACGGCGCGCCCCTTGACATACCGGGTGCGCGGCTGCTCCACCACCAAGCCTTCAAACCATTCTGCGGGTAGCTGGTTGTGGAAGTGCATGGCGCCGGGGCCTTCGGCTAGGTGAAAGCGGTTGAAGAGGTGGTCCTTGGCTACGTCGGTACCCACCATCCAGCGCTCTACCCCGCCAGGGCGTTTGGTGCCACCCCAGTCGATGTCCACTTTGCTGGGCGAGTTGCTGATGATGGGCCGGTTGGGCCGTGGCGAGCCGCCGAGCACGGTGCAACCTAAGTGCGCCCGGGCTGCGCCGTAGTTGTACACATCCTGCGTGTGGTGGCCTCCCGCGTCGATGCTGTCGGCACTGATCTTGATGGCGCGCCCGCTGGCGTGCAGCAGCGGGGTGCGGCGGATTTCGTCCAGCCGCGCCCACACGCTGTTGGGGTCTTCCGGCGAGTCAGATGGCAGGCCGGGCAGCACGATGTAGTCGAGCACCCAGTGCTCCATGCCTGGCCCCCACGCTTCAATCTGGACTTCCAGCCGGGTATCTTGGGTGTCGGTGGCCATGGTGACCACCAGGGCCTGGTCAGGGATGACGCGGGGCGGGTTGGCTTCGGCCCGGTCTTGCAGCTGCTTGGCTGTGGTGTTGGATTCGGTGTTGCGGTAGCTCAGGCCCAGGCGGGTGTTGTAGAACACCTGCATGCCCTCATGGTCGCCACGCGCAAGGCGGTCTTTGGCCCGTGCATATTGACGCGCGAGTGACAGCCAGGTAATGGCCCCGATGGGCATATAGAACGCCGAGAGGGTGAAGCTGATCGTTTCACCGTCGCCGGTAGACGTTGCCACCCAGCATGCCTCTCCGCCCGCGTCGATATCGGGCAGCATCGTAGTTTTGTGGTGCTCATCGATCTCGAAGAAGCAAGCAGGGCACACAAACCAGGCCCGGTCCATATAGCCGGTGTCTGGGTCGCGCTCGAAGCGGAAGTTGTCGAGCACCAGGGCATGCAGGTGACCGCAGTCTGGGCAGGGGACGTGATATTCCTCCTTGGTGCCCATGTTGAACAGGTCATCGATCTTGCTGAAGCCTTCGGTGCTTGGGCTGCTGGTATAGAAGAACTTGCAGTCGTTGGCGTACTGGGTGGCGCGGGCCTCGGCCAGCTCCACGGGGTCGCCTTCGTCGTCAACGTTCAGTTCAAGGCGGTCAATCTCGTCCACATAGATGAAGGGCGCGGACACTTCGGCCAGGTTTGCCGCCGAGCCTGCGGTGTTCATGTACAGCGTGGCATCGCCCAGGAAGTCTTTTGCCTGCACCGTATTGCGGCTGTCGCGGCTTTTGGCGGCAGCCACCCGCTCGCGCAGCTCGGGCACGTTGCGGATCATGGTGGACACGCGGGCCGAGAATCGCTTGACCAGGGTGTCGGTGGGCTCCAGCGCCAGGATGTTGCGCGGCTTGCGGTGGATCAACGCGCCGATCCAGTTCAGGGCCGTCTGCGTCTTGAACATCTGCGAGGCCACCTTTGCCACCACGCGTTTGCACGGGTGGCTGGGTGACAGCACCTGGTGCACGCGCCGCGCAGGGTAGCTGCGGTCGAAGCGGAACGGCCCAGGCTGGGGGCCGCTCTTGGGCAGGATCATGAACTCCTCGGCCCATTCGTCAACGCGCAGCTCAGGGTCAGGGCGCGCGGCCTCCATGGCGGCGCGAATGACGAGTTCGTAGCCGTCTGCCAGGTTCATGCAGCCTTCCTCATCGGAACCTTGCTGTTCCAGTTCGCCTCGATCACAGCCTTGCCCAATGGAGGCGGCACTGCGTTGCCGCACATCCGCACCTGAGTGGACTTGCTGAATACCCGCCCGTCATGGCCCCGGTCGATGATGTAGGTCTCGGGGAAACCGTTGGCGTTGTACAGCTCGCGCGGGGTGAGCATGCGCAGCTGGATATCCACGATGACATAGGGCGTGCCGCGCAGCCACACCGTGACAAGCGCGAGGCGGTCTTTGGTGGTGCTGGTGGACATGGGTTCGCGCATGTCGCCGAGCTGCCCGCCCTGGCCGTAGTAGCGGATGAGGAAGGCCGCGCAGCGCAAAGCGCCCTCTTCCTGGCTGGGCGTGAGGGTCGGTTCAACCATCGTGGCAGTGACAATGCGCTGCTGTGAGCCCGTGGCGGTACTGGTGGACAACGGCTCGCGGGCGTCACGGGCAGGGGTGGCATTGAAGCCGCCATTGGCTTGTTCAACAAACGCTGTGACCGCTGCGAATTTGCCCGCCCCCACAACGGTGCCCAAGGGCTGGCGCGCATCGAGGGCGCGCGGGGCCTGGCCTTCGCGTTCGCCATAGCCCATCTGCACCAGCGTGCCAACGGCCAGCGCCTGGCCGCCGCCACTGGCAGTGACCGTCCCCACGGGTTCACGCACGCTTTTGTTGCCATGGCCCCAGCGGGGGGCATCGGGAGTGCCTTGGCCGTGGCCCGCTTGGACCATCACCGGAGCCACAACCGAATGCGACCCACCGCGCGGCCAGGCTGTGACGGTTGAGAGCGGATCGCGGGCATTTGCGACACCATCGCGCGACCAGTTGGCGATCTGCACTATGAACGGGTCGGCACTATCCAGAACGTATCGCTTCATACCGTGTGCGACCCGGCGTAGTGTGGCGTCGGCCAGTGGCTTGTCGCGCTCGAAGATGCTTTTGCCAGGAATGCTCCAGTCGATGCACTCAGTGGCAGAGCGCCAGCGCTTCTGGCCCTTGGCCGGGTTCTTAAAGTGGGTCGGCTCGGGCCAGACGATAGGGGCACCATCACAGCGCGCGACCATGAACAGGCGGCTACGCGTGGTGGGGGCGCCGTAGTCTGCCGCGCAGAGGACGCGGGCCTCGACAACGTAGCCTAGTGACTCCAGCGCACGAACAAAGGCGCGCCAGGTGCGGCCCGCACGGCGTGGGTCTGGCACCAGATGCTGCATCTGCACCGGCACGCGTTCACCCGGCTCTGCGACACGCGAAACCATGCGGCCAGTAGCGGGGCATTTGACCTGGTCGAGCGTGACGACACGGCCGGTAGTCGGGCAACGTTTGGCGATCAGCGGACCCCACTGCAATATCTGCTTGACGTTCTCCAGCGTGATGATTCGGGGGCGCTTCACGCCACCCCAGCGCACGGCGATCCACGCCAGGCCCCGCAGCTTCTTGCTGCGTGGCTGGCCGCCGCGCGCTTGGCTGTGGTGGGTGCAATCAGGCGAAAGGTGCAGCAAGCCCACGGCCCGCCCCTTGGTGGCCTTGCGTGGGCAAACCTCAAAAACGTCCTTCCAGTGGTGCTCGGTCTGGGGATGATTGGCCGCGTGCATGCTACAGGCGTCTTCGTCGTGGTTGACGGCGATATCGACATGGCGGCCAGTAGCCTGCTCGATGGCTTCGGACATGCCGCCGCCGCAAGCGAACTCATCGACCAGCAACTCATCGTCCAGGCCGAGGATGTACTGAGGGGTTTGCATCAGGTGGTCTCCTTTTTGGGCAACAGCGCCGACATGCGGGCCTCAAAGCCCTCCAGCGCCTTGCGTGTTTCGTCGGTGATGACGTGCTCGATCTCGCGGGAGTCGGCAAGTCCGATGCATCGAGGGGCGGCGCGCTGGCCGATGACCATCACGGAGTCACGGAAGGCGCGGACCGCATCGAAGATGCCGCGCTCGACCGAGGAGCGCTCAACCAGCAGCCCCGCGTCTTTCAGGTTTGCCCGCACGGCCATCTCAGCGTCGGCCTTCTCACGCATAGCGCGGTAGTCGGCATATCCCGTTGGGGAGGGCGCACTGGGCGCGGAATCCGGGCCACTGGCGGCCCCTTCTCCATCGAGCAAGGGGGAGCCAGCATCAGTGACGGCGCCCCCCTCCGTGCGCTTGCTATCGGCCCGAGCGCGGGTGTTCTTTGCCCACTGGATATCCGCCACCTCGGGGTCGATCTTCCCGTCTATGGTGCTGATGCGCTTTTCTGCTATGGCTTTGCGCACGGCTTTTTCATCGCAGCCACGGTGCCGCGCGTATGCCGCCTTGGTCATGAGCTGCACGGCCATCGGACTATTCCCCCGAAACCGGACTAAATCCCGGACTTTTTCCAGCGCCAGCCACTAGTGCGCGCGCGGGGGTCGAATTACCCCCATGAGCGACAGGCCCGGGAGTACCTATAGGGGGGGTAGACAGTGGCGATACCACGGACGCGGCTGTGGTGGCCGAGAGATTCTCGAAGTGGACAGGCGCCAGGCGAAGGGCATCCAGTGCAGCGCGCACATCTTGGCCACCAGCAATAGCTTCGCAGGCCTTGATGCGCAGCTCCTCCCTCAGCTGCATGCACACGCCTTGAGACAACAGCTGCGCCCGCTGGTTGACGATGCGCATCACAGCCCGCCCAAGCGGCAGCACCTCGACGCCCTTGTGTTGCTCTCCCATTTACTTCTCCTTTTCCAAAATAGAACAGTGCAATTACGCGGTTACGCGTGCGCGTAACACCACAACCCGCGCCACGCCTAGCGAGTTACGCGATTACGCGGTTACGCACTCACGCATGACGTGAACAACTGACCACAACCCATGTGATAGATACCCACCCTACGCACACGCATGACGCGTGAGGCGCGTAACCGCGTAATCGCGTAACTACCCGCGCCAGTGCTAGCTTTTGGCGTTACGCGCATGCGTAACCGTGTAACTGCCAGATTGCTCATTCACCACCCCCATCGGCATCGCTGCCATCGTGGGAGAGGGAGCCCGAGCCATAGCCGACGTACTTGCGCAAGGCCACGGCAAAGTCATTGACCGAGCTGGTTGCCCATTCCCCTTCTGTCATGGTCACGTCGTCAGGCCCTGCATCGGGCGCTCGCAACACAGGCTCAGACACCAGAAGCATTCGGGTGGTTTTCTTCGCCTCGCCTGGCTTGGTGACATTCATGGCCTTGGTTCGGGCTGGCTTACCCTGCCCCTCAGAGAACCGGGTCAACGTAGGTGTGAACTGATTGCGCTTGAACGGGTATCGATCGCCCGTGCGCTGGCACCACTTCAGGTAAGCCTGGTACGCCTGATCCACAGCGCAGGCCTGGTAGGGCAGATCCAACTCACCAGCAGACCACTCAGCCCAGAACTGCTCAGGGCTCTTGCGGTTGATCTCAATCAGCGCCACCTTGGCTGCTGTCATGGGAGCGGGCGAATACGGGTGGAACCCATCCAGCGGATACGTGAGCAGGAAGTGATAGAACGCCTCTGCCCCTCCGTTATCGCGCCACTCACCCAGGCTGCGGTAATACTCAGGGTCTTTGGCCCGGGGGGTGTACACCACCAGATACCGCCTGTCCGAGTTGTCCAGCGCCAAGGGCTGCAACTCATTCGACAAGAACACGATGTTCATCTGGTTCTTCTCTTCCCGACGAGCCAGGTTCTTCGGGTTGATCTGTACCGTGGGCGAGGTGATCAGCGCCTTCAGCCGATTCTTGTTGTGCACCAGCTCAGCACGGCTGGACACCTCATCGCCCACCACGAACATCTTGCAGCTGCGCCAGTCGTTGAACTTGTCCTCCAGCTCGTCTTGGCCAACCAGGGCGCCATACTTCCCATAGATATCGACCATGATGTCGAAGAGAAAATTCTTCCCGGCGCCCTCATCCCCGTGCATCACCACCGCCGTGCGCAACTTCGCGCCAGGGTGCTGCAGCGGGTAGGCCAGCCAGCACAGCAGCCAATGCATGATCTCCTCGCACTCGGCTTCATGCTCCGCCGCCCGGCTGGTGAGAAAGCGCACCAGATCAAGGATCGGGTCCACGTTGCCCTCCTTGGGCACCATGGCCATCCCGTCGTATAGGTTCACCGTCGTCTCAGGATCGCACTTCATGGTGGGGTCAAACACCACGTCATCCAATCGCACCGTGCGGCGGCGCTCGCTGGTCTTCCACATCCGCACCATATCGGCGCCATGGGCGTGACCCATGTTGGCGATCTTCATTTGCAGGCGCTCAGAGCCATCCCACACGGTATCCGTGCCGTAGATCAGCACGAAGTGCTCGATCAGATGGTTGAACTTGCCCCAATCGATGGTCTTTTCCTTCTTGCGCCCCTGTACCGGCTTGTCGTCAGCTACGTCATCTGCAGACGGCTCAGAAGACTCCCCGGCGTCACCACCCCCATCCCCCGACATGAGCGCAGCTGCGCTACTTTGGGGGAGGGGGGGCGGGGCCGAGCTGGGGCCGCTGTCAGCGTCAGTAGATGCAGCACCACCGCCCTGCCCCTTGCCCGCGCCAAAGTCCACGCGAACGACAGAACCATCGTGCGGCGCTGGCGCGCCGGGGGCAACGTGCGCCTGCAATGCTTCGCTTGCAGTCGGTGCGGGCTCTACCGCCCCGCCCAGTGGCCCGCTGTCTGGCGTCGTTTCAGCCATAGCGCCTCGCCATCATCTCGACCACGCCAGACAGCTGCTTGCGCACGGCATCGAGGCCCTCACGCGCCTGCAGATCGTTGAAGTCGGTGTCCTTCTCTTGCCGGGTGGCGTGCTTGAAAATGGGCCACACCAAATCCGCCCCTTCCACCTTGCGGGCCACAGCCCTTGCGGCGTTGCGGCCAGGGTTGGTCAACTCGCCAGACACCTTGTCGCGCGTCATCCAGTCGTCGTCAGCCAATATCAAAATACGGGTGAAGGGATACAGCTTGCGCAACAGCGGCACCACGTGCGCCAAGTTGCCCGCATCCAGCGCCACAAACACCGGGTACTTCTGGTCAACCGCCTGACGAGCCGTCAAACCCGTTGCATACCCCTCCACCACCAACAACAGAGGGGTGGTGTTGGTGTCGATAGCGCCGAGCCGCAGGGAGCAGCCGGGTTTATCCATGCCGCGCTGATAGATCTTCGCGCCATCCGGCCTGATGAACTGGAGAGCCCGCAGCGCCTCCTCGCGGGGCAAGTCATACCGCAGCAACGGCACCAGCACCGTGCCCTCAGGCAGATGCACCCGCGTATCCTCCTCGCCTGGCTCACCCGGCCAGCGCAACACAAATGGCTCTGCCAGGTAGCGGCAAGCCTCCCCAGTCACGCCCTTGCGCTCAAGGTAGGGCGACTGCCCATCCTTCACGCCCCGGCGCCACACATCGATAGCCTCCGCCATGGCGTTGGCAATCTCGGCCCGGCGCTCCGCCGCAGCCTTGACGCGTTGCGCCCGCAGCTCCTCAGCCCGTCGCGCACGCTCATCGGGGGAAAGGGGCGCCCACTCCACGTGCACCTTCTGGCTGGCACCACCGTGGCGATAGGTGCCAAAGGTGCCCACCACGTATGTACCGCCGCCTTTGTCCGGGTCGCGGCGGAAGAGGTAGAGCTTGTACCAATCCTTACCGCCCTTGCCACAGGTCTTGCTCTTTGGCGTGTCAAGCACCAGCGGCAAATCTTTGTCCCGGAACTCGATGCCAAACTCCTGCATCTGCAGAAGCACTTGCTGATAGTTATCCACGCTCAGGCCATCCCCGCCTGTTTCAGCATCGCCTGCAATTGCTCTGCCAATGCGGGCAACTGCGCCAGCGCCGCCTCCTGGCGGCCATCGCGCGGTTTGATGAACTTCTCCACCAGGTAGTAAATGGGCACCAGATCGCCCGTGTGCTCCACATAGCGCTCCAGGTTGTCCACACTGAAGTGCCTCGACGGGTCGTCGCTGAGCTGCACACTCAAGTTGCTCGGGGCCTGGTCAAGATCAATGGCCACACGCTTCAGGCCGCGCTGATATACCCCTGTGGCAATGCACTCGCGCAGCGTGCCAAAGCGGTCGCTGATGCCTGGCTCAAATGACAAAGTGAGCTGCTGCTCATTGCTGGCGGCGCCCGCTGGCAGGCGCTTGATAACTGCTGATTTCATCTGTTATCACCCGATATCACTGGTTATCAAAGGGGGGCGTCAAAAATGGAGCCATGCCCCACACGAACCAACCCCAGGAAGAAAAAGCCGCCAGCCGCGCCACCCAAGGAGGGAGGAAGGAAGGAACGGAGAGCACAGCTACCGCTGAAAGCGGCCACGTGGCGGAAAATGACCCGGGGGCCGCTTACACCCCCGACTCGAAAAGAACCATTGAAGGAATTGAAGGAACCCATGAGCGCATCGAACGACAACACCCAGCCGCTGACAGCAGAGACAGCCAACGCCATAGTCAACGCCCTCGGCGCCCTGGTGTTCGCCACCGTGCGACAACTGCCCGCAGACAAGCAAGAAGCCTTTGCCAAAGACTTGGCGCGGCTTGCAAAAAGCGAGGAGCAACAAGGCAACACCGCGACCGAAACCATCCTGATGGACATGCACCGCGCTGCAGTGGCTGCGGCCAGCTGATCGCGGGGCCCGAGACTACAAAGCGCTTGGACGCGATCCAGGCGCTGAAGCGGGCTTCCAGGTGGTCTGCATACATCGCTGATCACCCCTGCTCGGAAGAGCCGCCAAACAGCTTGGTCGCCGCCCATTCATCAAACCGGGTCTCCAGGTCATGCGCCTCAAGCAGCGCACCCGCGTCGGGGTCCAGATCCATGGATCGCATGACCCGCGCGCCCTCGACAGAGGCGCCCACTAGGTCATACAGCTCCACCGCTGCAGCCAACAGCGCGCGCTCTTCCGGGCGGCGTGTCACGCTGAAAACGGTGGCCGAGAAATTCTTGCGGTCGCGCAGTGTGGCGCCAGCGGCACCAGCCCAGCGCTCAGCCATGGCAAGAAGCTGGAGGGCGAAGGCCTGCTCACGCATTCATAGCCTCCCGCTCATTCACAACAGATTCACCAACTGTTGTGGCGAGATCCACAAGATCTTGGGGGCGCACAGCCCCGCCAGTGATCTGCTCAATTTGCAAGGCATCAGCCAAGCTGACTCGTCTGGTGCCCTGGAGCCAGTGGTTCACCTTCCCAGCGCTTACAGGCGGGTTCAACCGCTTGCCAAACGCCGCATGGGTGAGCTGGTGCTGGTGAAGGTAGTCTCTGAGTTGCATTAATCCATTATGGATCAATCCAAAGTGGATCGCAAGGCAATTCAGCATCCAGTTTGTGCATTCCGTTTTGTGTACCTACAGAACACACTCAGCACCATGGAAAACTGGACAGAACGCGCCAAGACGCGCATGCGAGAGCTAGGGATCACACAGGAAGCCCTCGCAGAAAAATTCGACATGACCCCAGCCGGGATGCAGAAGTGGCTGGCAGGCGCAAGGCAACCTGCGCTCGACGACATCAACCGGATAGCCGATACGCTCGGCGTCGCCAGAACATGGCTGACTCACGGGATCATGGCGGACTCAACCATCGACGGCCTCAGCGGCCCAGCCCAAGAGGTCTTGAGGCACCTCATCGCCATTGAACGCCACAACCCGCTGCCTTCCACCTTTTGGCAGGCCGTAGAGTCAATGGCCAATGCTGTCACACCCATACCCAAGACAGAAAGATCCGAAGACCCCATCAGGGACGGAACAAGAGGGTAAGTCAGCGCGCATTTACCTATTCCAACGCAGAACACCCAAGGGAGGGACAACCACATGAATCAGAAGAAGTGCCTGAAATGCGGGTATATCGCGACTTACCCGGACTCAAGCCCCCCTCAGGCCTGTCCAAATTGCTCGGCGATCTATGCCAAGGTCGAAGCCACGTTGCGCCCGAAAGAGACCACCCCAAGCGCACCCTCCTCTAGGCTGCCAACGCCAAAACGTCCAGCGCCCGCCGATCACTTCGAGTTCGCTGAGGAGATGAGGAGTTCAAGCCTATACCCAGCATTCCGAGCTGTTGTCGGCATCATTTATTGGGTGGGCGTTGTCTTTGCCGTACTTTGCGTAATCGGCGGCTTCATCGCCTCATCCAAAACCAACATCGGTCCAGGACCAATCATCGCTGGCATCGTTCTTGCCATCATCATCTACATCATCTTCAGGGTGACGAAAGAGGCCAGCCTGATGCTGGCAGACATTGCAGACGCCAATATACGAATGGCAGCTCACCGAGAACAGAGAGACTCCTAAGCAGCCGCAGTGGATACAAATACTCACGCATTGTTAAATAAAATCCAAAATGGATTGACATAAACAATCCATTTTGGATAATTCCTCCACACCCAAAACGGGTGATGGAGGTTTCATGTCATTCATCAGTACAGCTTGCAGCAGCCTAGCAACGCAAGCCACCGCACCACGGCCACCCGCAGGCCACATCCACCCCGCCCACTTCCAAGCGCACGGTCGCCTGTACCGAGCCATCGTCTCGCTGCCAGACAGCATGTGCGAGCGCGATCGGCCGCTGCAGGATCGATGGGTCTTTTTTGACTGCCCGGGCAACACCAACCCCGGCGAGCGCCTGGAAGCGCTGCTGGCGCTGGCATGGAACATCGACACCAGCAGCTGGTGTGATCGCGGCCTCATCTACAACATCACCGACGCCCGCGAGCTGATCACCCAGGGCGACGCTGACGACGACACCGCGCTGTTTGAATACGAGTGGGGCAGCGATGGCACCAAGCACGTAGCCCTGGCCGACGTGGACTTCTTCTGCACGCCCCGCGTGCGTGCCCGGCTGGAGCTGGCGCTGCTGCAGGCGCATATCGGCAAGGTGTTGGAAGGCAGTGCAGCATGAGCACCGCCGTCAATCACATCCTGCATCAGATGCAGCGCGATGCACGCCTCGCATGGCTCATCGGACCAGGCAGCCGCACCTACGAGCTGCTGACCAAAGAAGCGGCCACCGCGAACGGCCTCGACCTTGAGGAGCTGCGCCAGCAGCACGAAGCCACGCTCAAGTTCGAACCCTGGCCAAGCGACCTACAGGCAGAGATCAATCCGCAAACGGTCTTGCTGGATGCCCCGGAGCCTAAGCCGCTTTGCTGGCACGAAGACAGGAACAAGTACTCCGCCAACGGGCACATCGTGTGGCGTAACAGCGTCGGACGCTTCGCTCACTATTGGGAGGGCTTCGAGACGCGCAGGGCCGTGTTGGGAGGCGAGGAGTGGAATGGCTCCTACCACTACTACGTGCCCGACAACTTCGGCGACTTGGTGGAGGTGCCCACTCCATGACCTCTCCACGTCTATCCCCCGCCATGCGCAACATGCTGCGCAGCATCCTCAGCGGCAAAGGCCCATGGGCACACCTCAACGGCCAAAGCCAGCACGGCGGCTCGTTCCAGACTCTGCACGCCTTGCGAAAGCGCGGGCTCATTGACGCTGCTGATCGCCCCACCGAGGCAGGCCGCGCAGTGTTCACCCCAAAACAACAGAGCGCCATCAAGGAGGCATCGCCATGCTGATCTTCCTCATCAAGGTGCCCGGCCACAAAGGCTACACAGGCATATTTGCCAGTGCCGCCCAGGCCCAGGCCGATGCCGAGGCGCTTTATCCCGACGCGCCGCCCGCCAGCGTTCTCAACCTGTCACGCATGCAGGGGAGACGGCAATGAAATCCCCGATCCAAATCGACGGCCCCTACTTCTGCCGCCGCGCTCACCATCGCCGCCGCATAGCTGTGGGCGCACTGGCGGGCCTGCTGCTGGGTTCGCCATTCATTGCGGCGGGCATCGCTGCACTGCTGGGGGCCTGACATGCTGCAAGCACTGATCTTCGTCCTGCTCTACCTGCGCAACCTGCCCACGTTTGACGGCAATCACGTTCGCACCCTTGCCGCCACGCGGATGGACATGAAGTTGCGCGAGCTTCGAAAGCGCCTGAAGGAACGGCCATGACCACGGGCACCCTGCAGCTGCGCATACGCGGCCCGGTCACCTCGGCCATCTATGGCACCACCAGGGCAGGCGTGCCCGTGCTCGATGTGCACCTCACCGACACCCAGTCAGGCCAGCACGTCGTTGCACGCCACACCTACCCCAACGCCAGCCCCGCCAGCCACTACGCGGCCAGCGCCCTCGCGCGCAGCCTGCGCGGCCAGGTAGCCGAACTGGACGCCACCAACCCACGCTTTCGCGCCCGTCGGCTCGACTGCGACGCCGCCCACATCGGTCTGCCCTATCAGGCCGCATCCACCCGCAAGGACCTGGAATGACCTCAGCCATCACCATCCACATCATCGAAGCGGCAGACGGAAAACTCACCGTCTGCACCACCGCCGCCAGCCCCAAGCCAGGCGAACGCCTTAGCCCAGGCCGCGCTCTGGCGCTGGATCTGTTGTGCGAATGCAAGCACCGTGCGGAAGTGCAGCACTGGCACGGCCAGGATGCAGCACTGGCTTTCGTCCTGGATCTGTTCAACCCGGAGGAACTAGGCCACGCGGACAAGCCCACCATCATCGCCGCAGCCAGCCGCGCCATAGGCCGCCCGCTAGGCCTGGGCACACCACCCGCACCACAGGGGGCTGCAGCATGAAGCGACGCCCAATTTCCCCAGCGGCAGACACCCTGCGCCTGACCACGCCCAACACCACGGGCGTGCATCTGATTTACGGGCCTCCGCCCGCACTGCGCACCAACGGCTTGCAGCCCATTGGCAAGACCACCAGCGCGCAGGTACGCGAAGCCCAACGCCGCATGGATGAGCGCCTGGAAGTCGCCAGCGCCGCTAAGCCCGTGCGCAACAGCACCGTCACCAGCGGCGCGCCCTACACGTGCCCAGAGCTGCGCACCAACCCCTACCGCAAAGGCTCTGCCGATGCGTTTGCATTGCCCAGCCGCACCGCCTTCAACCCGAATACATCGTCCTGACTATGGCAACCAAAGACCCCCTCATTGGCCGCGAGGCCCGCATCAACATCGATGCCACCACACTCAAAGGCGGCAAGCCACACCCCCAGGCAGGCATGCAAGGCACCATCACCGGCAAAACCCCAGGCGGGCGCCAGTACCAGATGCAGTGCGGTGATGTGCTGGTGAACCTGCCCATGGCCGACTTCACCGTTATCGATGCCGACGCAGCCGACACACCACTGCCCCCAGGGCCAGGTGGCAGCACACTCCCGCTGGCGCATCTGGTGCGCAGCAAGACCAACCGGCAGATCGTTGAAGACGAAGCGCTGCTGGAAATGGCCGCCACCATGAAGCTCTACGGCGTGCTGCAGCCCTTGCTGGTGCGCCGCCTGCCCGCCGACCGCCTGCAAGACACGTTTGAAGACGAGGCCACCAAGCACGCCACACACGAGATCATCGCGGGCGAACGCCGCTTTGTGGCCGCGCGCATAGCAGGGCTGCGCAGAGTGCCCGTGCACATCGTGGCTGCCGACAACAGCAACGCCGTGGTGATGCAGCTCATCGAAAACCTGCACCGTGCCGACCTCAACCCACTGGACGAGGCCCGCGGCATACAGCTGCTGATCGACGGCCACGACATGACCCGCGACGCCGTGGCCGATGCCCTGCGCAAAAGCCGCTCACACATCTTTGAGAGCCTGCGCCTGCTCAACCTCTGCCCCGAGGCCCTGGCCGCCCTCAAGGCGGGCACGCTCAACCGCAGCGTGGCCCTGCTGGTGGCACAGCGCCCCACGCCAGCGCTGCAAGTCGAGTTCACCAAGAAGGTGCTCACAGGCGGCCCCGATGGCGGTCCGCTCAGCTACCGCAGCGCCAAAGACCTGGCCCAGCGCCAGTACATGACCGACCTCACCCAGGCGCCCTTCGCCCTGGACAACGCCCCGCTGCTTCCCAAGGTGGGCGCCTGCACGCAGTGCCCCAAACGCACCGGCGCCAACCCCGAGCTGTGGGACAAGGCGGGTGCAGACGTCTGCACGGACACAGCCTGCTTTGCAGACAAGAAGGAGGCCCACTACGAAGCTCTCAAGGCCGAAGCGCAGGCCAAGGGCCGCAAGATCATCACGGGCCGCGAAGCCCGCGAGCTGATGCCCACCGAAGGCGCCACCCCCAAGGGTTACATCCTGCTCGACAAGCCCAAGAAGGGCGAAACCGAGCCCATGCGCCAGGTGCTGGGCCAGGAAGTGCCCCAGGGCAAAGTGGTGCTGATTGAGACGCCCACCGGCGGCGTGGTAGAGGCAGTGCCTGTGCGTGCTGCAGGCGAAGCGCTGCAGGCCAAGGGCGCGGCAAGCAAGGCCGCCAAGAAGACCGCCGAGCCCACCAAAGATGAGTTGCAGGCCGAGTACCAGAGCCGCTGGAGACGCGCCGCCATCACTCAGATCATCGAGACGCTGCAGAACGACACACCGGACGAGGTGGAATTGCCCGCCGAGGTGGCCTATCACTACATCCTTGCCGAGGCACGCGATGCTGACGAGCGCCTGGTTCGCCTGATTTTCGATCTACCAGAGCACTTCACCGATGCAGAGCTGGAGCGCGCCGCGCGTCAGTGCGCTGAGGCCAGCGCCCGCACGCAACTGCTCACACTGATCATGCTGGCCGCCACGGTGGACGTAGAGCCACGCTTTCAACGCCCGCCCGACGAGGCCAAGTTGCTGGACGCCGTCGCAAAGCTGGCCCACATCGACACCAGTTACCACAAGGCCACCGCCCAAGACGCGATGAAAGAAGAAGCCGCAGAGCGCGCAGCCGAGACCCAACCCGACACTGCCGCCGACAAGGCCAAACCTTCCTTCAAGGCCAAGAGCAAAACCAAGGGTGCCGTGGACGGCACCGGCAAGGCCAGCCAGGCCGAGGTGATGGCAGGCATCGCCCAGGCCATGAACGAACAGGTGCCCCAGACCAACACCTTCGAGTCAGGTCAGAACGTGCGCGTGCGTATCGACCTCAAGAATGCCAAGGGCGTATTGATGCTCACCAAGGGCGCTGCAGGCGTGCTCACCAGCAAGGCGGGCGACCGCGCCTGGATGCTGAACGTGCCAGACCTGCCAGGCGCCAACGGGCTGATCGCGGACTACACAGAACTGGAGGCCATCTGATGGGACTCCCACGTTACCGCATCCCCCAACGCCGCCAGCCCGTGCCTGCCGACACCATGCGCAAGGCGCTGCAGCGCGCCACCCGCCTCACCGAGCGAGAAATCCGCGAGACCATGGATGCCGTGCGCCACTGCGCCACCCGCGTGCGTGAGGGCGTGGCCACAGAACTGCAGGTGCAAACCCTGCGCACTACCATGCTGATTGCGCTGGAGATAGAGCGCCTGGGCTACGTGCGCGGCATGCAAGGCCACATAGAGGCCGCGCTGGTCGCCATCAAATCTGTCTTGGATCGCGGCAGCGAGACGGGCCAATGGCACGCACCCACGCTGCGCTACTACGAGCTGGACGCCATCACCTGCATGGTTGACCTGCACGACCACCAGTTGCGCCAGCTTTCAGCCGCAGAGTTGCACACCGCCACCAAGCGCGTCATCGCTCATATGCTAAGCCAAGGGGGCGGCCAGCTGGTGAACGTGGCGCCCGCAGATCTGGGCATGGAGGTGTCCGCATGATCCCCGCACTCAGCATTCGCCAGCCGTGGGCCTGGCTCATCGTCCACGGCTTCAAAGACATAGAGAACCGCGACTGGCCGACCAACTTCCGGGGCCGCCTGCTGGTGCACGCAGGCAAAACCATGGCACTCCGTTACTACGACGAGACCTGCGAGGAGCTGCTGCGCATGGGCCTGCTGCCCGCCAATATGCCCGCCTACGAAGACCTGCCGCGCGGCGGCTTCGTCGGCTGGACCCGCATCATCGACTGCTACCAGCACCACCCGTCCCCCTGGAAGCAGGAGGGAACACACGGTTTCGTGCTGCGCGACAGCCATCCCATTCCCTTCGTGCCATTCAAAGGGCGCTTGGGGTTCTTCAACGTGCCGAAAGAGGCGGTTCCATCATGAGCGAAAACACCAAGATCGAGTGGTGCGACCACACCTTCAACCCGTGGGAAGGGTGCCAGAAAGCGGGCCCAGGCTGCAAACACTGCTATGCCGAGACTCGCAATGCACGCTTCGGCGGTGGCGTGGCCGTCAACTTTGGCCCAGGCGCGCCACGCCGCCGCACCAGCGCCAGCAACTGGGCGCTGCCCAAGCGCTGGAACGCCGAGGCCGACGCCTTCATGGCCCAGCATGGCCGCCGCCAACGGGTGTTCTGCGCGTCGCTGGCCGATGTGTTCGACAACGCAGTGGATCCGCAGTGGCGCGCGGACCTGTTCGAGCTGATCGCGGCCACGCCCAATCTGGACTGGTTGCTGCTGACCAAGCGCATAGGCAACGTGGGCAACATGCTGCCGGTACCGTTCGACTTCGACAAGCACTACCCCAATGTCTGGATCGGCGCCACCATCGTGAACCAAACCGAGGCCGACCGCGACATCCCTAAGCTGCTGCAGGTGCCCGCCAGCGTGCGGTTCCTGAGTATCGAACCGCTGCTGGGCCATGTGAGGCTCCCAAGCTTCTGTTCGTGCGGATGCGGCAAGTCGGTTGGCGAGGCCCGGCAAGAGACGATTGACGACCCGGGCTATCTGAATCCGGATCAGGCCGCTGAATCGGTCAAGGCAACACTAGGCATTGATTGGGTAATCGTCGGCGGAGAGAGCGGCCCCGGTGCCAGGCCAATGCACCCCGACTGGGCCTGCAGCCTGCGCACCCAGTGTCTGCGCGCAGTCGTACCGTTTCTGTTCAAGCAATGGGGGGAATGGAAACCCATCAGCCAGATGGATGAGGCCGAGCACGGCGCGCTCTACAAATCCAACGTGATCGCCAAGCAGCACGAAGACCAGGGCAACTTGGACGATATCTACGGTCGCCGGTGCACCGTGCCCACCACCATCCTCCACGAAGATGGCTCGACACACGACATCACCGAGCCCATGGCCTTCAGGCAGGGCACCGGGGCTATGCAGATTTTCCGGATCGGCAAGAAGGCAGCTGGCCGCCTGCTGGGTGGCATCACCTGGGACGGATTTCCCTCATGAAACGCGGCCTCACCCAACAAGAAGCCATGGCCTACGTCGGCGTCAAGCGCCGCACCTGGGAGGCCAACTGGGCGCCTCGCCTCACCGGCATTCATCAGGGCGTTTGCCTCATCTATGACCGGCAGGATCTGGACCAGCTCTTCGACGCCATCAAGGCCGAGGCGGCAGGCGACCAACCCGCAGAACAAGACGCGGCCAACGACAGCGCGCACAATGCGGCCAGGAACGGACGGCCCGAACAGAAAGGAAGGAACACATGGGCCAAAGCACGCGGGGTATCTACCCCAACAAAAACAACAACACCTGGGAAGTTGACAAGTGGTGGCGCGGTGAGCGATTTCGCCAGCGCGGTCTCCTTAGTTATGAAGAAGCGGAACGCTGGCTGATCAAGCAGCTGGCCGAAAAACGCGAGGTGGTGCTCCACGGAGCCCGCCAGGCGCGCATCTTCGACGGGGTGGCCGCCCACTACCTGCTGACGAACCAGGACAAAGCCTCGCTCGCAACCGAGGCCATCCTGCTGAAATCGATCATGCCCTTCATCGGCCACCTTGAACTGCCGCAGATCCACGACGCCACCCTGGCGCCGTACATTGCTGCGCGCAAACAGGAAGGCCGTGCCAACAAGACCATCAACCTCGCCTTGGCCGTGGTGCGCCGGATTCTCAATCTGGCCGCCACCACCTGGCGCGACGAAGATGGCCGCACGTGGCTCGACTCCGCTCCCAAGATCACTGTGTTGCCCCTGGTGGGCCACCAGCGCGAACCATCCCCCATCAGCTGGAGCCAGCAGCGCAAGTTGCTCCCCATACTGCCCGACCACCTTGCCCGCATGGCGCTGTTCGTTTTGAACACTGGCGTGCGCGACGAAGTGGTGTGCAGCCTGGAGTGGGATTGGGAGATCCAGATCCCCGAGCTGGGGATCTCAGTGTTTGACGTGCCTCGCGAACACGTGAAGGGCAAGAAGCGTGGCCGCCTGGTCGTGTGCAACTCGGTCGCCCAATCGGTGATCGAGGCCGCTCGCGGCCAACACCCAAAGTACGTGTTCGTCTACCGCCGCGAGCGGAAAACCCACACGGACAGGGCCCCGCTGATGAAGTACCGCCGTATCCAGACCATGAACAACACGGGATGGCAAAACGCGCGGGAGCGGGCGGGCCTGGGCGATCTACACGTGCACGACCTGCGGCACACCGTGGGCATGCGCCTGCGGGAGGCTGGCGTGGCCGAAAGCACGGTGGCGGATATCTTGTGGCACAGCACCCGGAGCATGACCCAGCACTACAGCACGGCGCAGATCGTGGAACTGCATGGGGCGCTGGAAAAGATCACCGCCGACAGCGGCGCGTGGAACAAGTCGCTGGCCACACTGCGGGCAGAACACCAGGCACGCCTGGCTGGGGAAACGAGTCCCCCAAAAGTCCCCACAAGGGCTCTGGGGCGGGTAGCGTGA